CGAAAAAAGTTATAGTGCAACAGATATTATTGAACTTTTAGAAACAAATAAATTAATAATTGATGATATGACAAATTCAAAAAAATATGAATTATTGATAACATTCAACAAAGTAAGAAAAGAATTTAGGAATGAAAAGTTATTAATTCTTTTTATTTTGAACTTTCTATTTTTGAGTTCAGAATTGTCTCTAGAAAATATTAGTTTTATGTAATAAAACTCATAATGGATGATTTTAATATTTCAACACTTCACGAAAGTAGAAATGAATGGAGTGCCCGGTTGATTTCTATATTAACTCCTTTAATTATTGATGGGTATAGATCAATTTTAGATGAGGCTCTTAAATTATGCAAAGAAAACAATGAAATGGAAAAATATTTGATGACATTTCAAAATTTTATTACAAGAGTTCCCAAATGGAATCAAACAATTATTGAAAATGAAAGAAAACGAATTTGTGAAAAATCGGGGTGTGCTTATTTAGAAGATTTAATAACTTGTGTTCATATTATTCAATTAAAAATATTAACTGTAATGAGAGTTGGACAAAAACAAAAGAAAATAGATATTAATATTCCCAAATTGGAGGATTTTATTCATAAAGTTTATATTCACGTAGCAAGAAAACTATATAAAAATGTATATTTATTTGAATTGAATGTAGCTCCATTGCAGATACAGAAACATAACCGAGAATTAGAAACAATAGTTCAAGAATGTATTTTAAATTCGTTGAGAGAAAGTGTACCCGTTGAGGCTATATTGAAAGCTTATATGGATGAAACCATGGAAGAAGATGTTGTAGAAGAGGTTAAGGAAGAATATATACAACAACCTATTGAAGTTATTAATAATGATGGCAATGATAGCAACGGTGGTAACGGCGGCAACGGTAGTAATGATAATTCACAAAACAAAGAAAGCAATAATTCTACTTCAAAATTGTCATTTAGTAATGTTGATTTAGTAAAAGATCAATTCAACAACGAAGAGAAAGTTAACGCACCCAAAGATATACGTCATTTGGAAGAAATTAGCGAATTAAGAAATAACCAAAGAAAACTAGAAACCGATGACGACGATAATGATGCGCTACAAAAAATACAAATATTTGACGAGTCAGTGAATTTGGATACTTTAGACGTTCATGTAATAGGCGAACCAGAATTGGAAACACTACCTGATTTAATTATTGATGACATAGAATTACTGGATTAAATCAAGTTAAAATTTTTATGAAAATTGTAAATGATATTTTATAAAAATTGCGTAAAAAAAAAAATAAGAATGTGCTTTAGTATTTTAATAAATATGGAAAATATTTTTATTATAGCTGCAGTTATATCTATTATTTTTTTAATAGTTAAATTTATTGAAATGAGATATATTGAAAAAGATTGTAAACCATTAAAATTGTTGATTAGAGATGCACTTCTGGTTTATTTTAGCGTTGTTTCTGGATATTTTATTCTTGAACAATTGAAACCTGTTATGCAGAACGGTGATTCACTCTCTGGTGGTGGATTAACCCCAGTTTTCACGAATAATCCTGAATTCTAGTCCACCTTTTTCCACCTTTCCACCTTTAGAAAAGGTGGAGCCAAAAATTTACACCGGTTTTATACACCTTTTCTCATTTAAAACGCCCATTTTAAATGAGAAAAGGTGTAAAAAACTCTTTGCAAGGATATTTGGCTCCACCTTTTCTAAAGGTGGAAAGGTGGATTTTAGCGCCCAGTCCACACTTTAATAATACTTTTGGGTATTTTTTTTCTGATCTGTAAATCATATTTATATTTATCATAAGTATAATCAAATGCATTACTGTATTGATGAATATTACCAAATAATGATTTATACTTTTTTGTAATACCCGACTCTAAATGAAAAATAAGTCCAAAAATTCTCTCTAAACAACATCTATCAGCGCGTGTTCTTACTTTGTTTAATAATGTAAATAAATTGTATTTGTTATTTATTTTCACTAAAAAACTGTGGTTTATATAGCTTTGAACTCCAAAACAACCATACCAGTCGGGTACACTTCCTAGAATCATGTCATTGCTTAGCGTTAAACTTCTATACAATAAAAAATGATTTCTAAAATTAGATACTAATTTCAACGAATTCTCTACATTTTCTTTATCTGGATTGAAATGCCATAAAGGTAAAACATCTAGACCCTTAATTTTATCAAAATTCATTTTTTTATGAATAAAAATACTATCATGAATAATGAATGCATTGTCAAAAAATTTATTTTTATAAAAATAATAGTACGGTAATAATTCACCGCGTCCTTTATGCTCTGATTGTATTATTTCAACATTTTTATATTCATATTCAGCTTTTACAAAATCATAATTACTATTATCATCAATAATTATTATCTTTGTTTCTGGATAAAACTTTCTGATACATTTAATACTTTGATTCCAATAATGATTTGTTGTTTCAGAATTTACATGTCTTGTCATTATAAATCCATAACTATGAATACTCATTATTATTATAATAATAATATTATAAAAATATAATATTATTGTAAATTTTTACAAAAATATTTATACTAATGATTCTATTTTATCAATATCAATGTCATTATTACATACTAAATCATCTTCTATTATAAATTGTTTAAATTCAGGGCGCTCCAATTGAAGTTGAGGGGTATGATTATGAACATGTCTAGCAATCATTTTGTATAATTTGAAATCAGGATATCTTTCATCTCCATTATTTTTATATAACAAATTGTTTCCTTTATCATCTAAACACCATTCAACAATCATTTTTTTGACAGGATCTTCTATTTTAGCTATATCTTTAATTTCGTCTAAATCTTCAACTAGATAATCAAAAATTGAACACGCTAAACGTGATAAATCAAAACTGAAATTAGGTTCTAGACGTGGTTTTTTTTCGTCAAAATAAGGTTCTGTATTATATTGAGTAGCAGCATCATTTCCATTTTGAAAACTGTCGCTGCAAAATAATTTCCCTTGAAATTTATATATACTTCTTCCAAAATCAATAATTTTGAAAATTTTACCAAAAGTTGGCACTTTATAGGTCGTTTTATTATAATAATAGGTAATAAATTTTTTAGATGTTTTGTTGTACATTACATTATTTGTGTGTAAATCGTTGTGAGTAAATGAAAAAACTTTTTGATATGTAATTAATATCATTATTATTTGCATTAATGCTGACAACCATTCATCTGTTGATAAATCATTATTCAATATTAAATCATCTAGCGTATTCTCACAATTTTCCATACAAATTAATTGTACAGGAAATTTACCAATGGTAACATTTATTTGCTCTTCTTCATCAAAGTCATTGTTCTCACTACTTTCATCATCGTAAACAGTCTCATCATTATCATTATTATTGTTACTATTGTCACCGTTATCATCATTCTCAAAATAACTGTCATTGTCTTCGCGATCATTTTCAGATTTGTATTCACCGTTTTCACTATTTTCACTATTTTCACTAACTTCACTATTTGTATAGGATAATCTTGATGAACAACTTGAATTAGATTTGAAACTTCTTGAATGAATGATGGTAGTAGTTATATTGTCAACATTTAAATTATGTTCAACAATATCATTTTCAGAATATGATGAATTTTTACAAGTTTCATTAAATAAATTGTCAAATAAATCATTATTAATTGAATCTATAGATAAATTAGATTTTGCACTAGAATTATAATCTATTTTAATAGTTTTCAATTTTTGTTTTTCACTTTTAAATAAATGCTCATAGTCGTCAATTTTAAATAATATATTTTTATTTTTATTAAAAAATTCAGAATTAGTCAAATATTCTAAATCATCAAATACATTTAAAACAAAGTTATTTTTAATAGAGAGAAATGAACCAAAATACTCTAAGCCATGGTTAAATTTGCATTTATTTTTTAAAATAGATGTTAAATAAACGAAAAATCCATCAATATATGCTGAATTATTTTCATCTAGTAATTTGTTATGACAATTGCTATTATTTTTATCGCCTAAAATAGGCAAATTAAATAATTTATCTTCGCTAATATTACTATATTTACCAACTAAGTATTTGAATGGATCTAATAAAGGTGCTAATTTAATGAAGATTGTGTTATTTTTGACTTCATCATTTTCAATGTTTTTAATACGACATTGAAATAAATTTTTTGCATCATTATTCACATCAACTCTATTTTTGATATTATACAAATACCATTTATGATTCAAATTGACATTATTAAAATTTGAAGTATTTAGTGAAAAAAATCTATTATAAATTGGAATATAATTTTGTGTTTTTGAGAGAAAAAGCAATTCAGTGTTTTCTAAAGCCTTGAAAAGTTCATAATTTTTTCTTTTTTGATAATTAATATCATATACATTGATATTCATATTCATATTCATATTATTAGATATAGGTAATTAAAATATAAATAATATTGCTTTTTAACTTATTTTCACGATTTTGAATGATAAATTCGTAAAAATAAATAAATTAATTTTTTCTAAATTTAATAAGAATGTCTTTAGAATTAAAAAAATTTGATATGAAAAGTATTAGTTTTAAGTCAAATGAATCAAAAGGTCCAGTTATTGTTTTAATAGGAAAACGTGATACAGGTAAAAGTTTTTTAGTAAGAGATTTACTTTATTATCAACAAGATATTCCTATTGGGACTGTTATTTCAGGAACAGAAGAAGGTAACGGGTTTTATGGTAAGATGGTTCCACGTTTATTCATACATAATGAATACAATACTGCTATTATAGAAAACATTTTGAAAAGGCAAAGAACCGTTCTGAAACAAATTAAAAAAGAAATGGAAACTTACAAGCGAACAACAATAGATCCTCGCGCTTTTGTTATTTTAGATGATTGTCTTTATGATAATACTTGGTCTCGTGATAAAATGATGCGTCTATTATTTATGAATGGACGTCACTGGAAGATTATGTTAGTAATAACTATGCAGTATCCATTAGGCATTCCACCAACACTTCGTACAAATATTGATTATGTTTTCATTTTAAGAGAGAATTATATTGCCAATAGGCGGCGTATTTATGATAATTATGCTGGTATGTTTCCAACATTTGAATCATTTTGTCAAGTAATGGATCAATGTACAGAAAATTATGAATGTTTAGTAATTAATAATAATGTCAAATCAAATAAATTGCAAGATCAAGTTTTTTGGTATAAAGCAGAAAATCACAATGATTTTCGTTTAGGTTCAAAAGAATTCTGGGAATTATCAAAAAATTACAATTCAGATGACGAAGAAGAAAAATACGATCCGAATGCAAATAAAAAAAGAGGAAACGGACAAAAAATTAGTGTCAAGAAAACAAAGTGGTAAATAAAATATAAAATGAATAATAATTTTAAATATAAAAGATTTATAAAAATATAAATAATAACTATACTTATATTTTATTATGGAGGTAAATAATTTTGAATATAAAAACAACAATAATGATACGGTGTTCGTTTTAGTTACAGATAATACATATTTCAACAAGGTGAATGTAACAATTAATGATTTAAGAACAGTTGGTAATTGGAACGGTGATATTGTTTTAATAACAATTGACTTTGATTTAGATGATAACTACAAATTATCACAAAATATCACTGAAACTAAATTTCCTTTGATTGATAAAACACATCTTTTGAATGAAATTAGTGCAAATGGATTTTCAAATAGTGATAAGAGAGAAATACATAAAGTAAATCAATGGGAAAAATTACATGTGTTTGATGATTATTTTTTGCAATGGAAAAGAGTCGTGTTTTTAGATGCTGGGCTACGAGTGTTAGATGATATTAAATATTTATTAGAATTAGACTACTGTAATAGTATTTTAGCTCAAAATGATGCATCACCAAATTTTAGAAGTGATCAGATATTTAAAAACCAATTAAGCTTTGATAATGAAGAAAAGATAGAGCTTATAAGAAGAGACTTTGGTGATAATATTTTTGATTCTCATCATATGTTGAATTGTATGTGGGTATATGATACAAGTATTTTAAAAATATGTAATAAACAACAATTGATAGATGCCATGAACAAATATACATTGTGTAAGACAAATGAAATGGGTATCATGAATTTATTATTTCATTTTAAATATAAATTATGGAAAGAATTTCCTTTGAAAGCTTCAAATGGTAAATATCTCTTTGAATGGTGTGAAATTAACCACACTTTTTATACTACATGGAGGGATTACTGTTTTATTAAATATCCAGTTACTATTGGATTACATGAAAGACCTGTTTAAAAAATAGTACCAGATGGCGCATAATATGATAATTTATTTTTTATATAAACATTTTTTATATTTGGTAAATCAAAGACTCTGTGACAAAAAATGCAATCTTCTTTTCTATTATATTCATTTTCTTCTGGAAATTTCACTTTGTTGAAAATTTCACTTTTAATCGTTACTTGTGAATGATGAATACATCCATCCATGTAATTAATATGTTCAATACATCCAGACCAATGTTGTCTTAATGAATTAAAAATTATATCAATATCATTGGTTTCTATTTTTTTGAAAAAATTATCATCAATTTTTTCGTTACAAAAAAAATTGTGTAAAATTATATCACATTCGGTTTGTTTAAAAACCTTCAATAATATTTCTATTCTTTGTGGATGCATTATATCATCTGCATCTATGAAAGTTATATAATCTAAATCTGTTAATTTTGATGCGGCTATATTACGATTTTCTGCAGCATTTTTTTTATCTTCATTAGTAATTATTTGTAAAAAAAAGGAGTATTTTTTTAATTTTTCATTGTAAACATCAAAATCAGATTCTTTACTTGAAGAACAACTAACTATAACTTTATCTGGAATAATTGTTTGACTTTGTATTGAATCAAGTAATTGAAATAATTGTTGAATGTGACCGTTATAAGAAGGTATAGCAACTCCTATTTTCATAATATAATTATTATGTTTATAATTATATTATTAGTAAAATATTTATATTAAAATTTTTTTTATTAATTAATTTTTGCAAGTTTTTAACATTTAATCAACTTGCTCCATTGAATCTTTATTCTTATTCAATGCAAATGGACCACTGAGTAATTCACTTTGGCCATAATCACTTTTACCAACAACAATATTTTCGCCCTCAAATAATTCTGCGCGAATATCAGCTGAGGTTATTGGTTCATTGGCGTTGTCATTATTTGCAAAAGTGCTTTCTTTTGTACTCATATTATTTATACCAATTAGATTTCCATTGTCATCAATTGATTGGGTTAATGAATTTCCACTTTTTTCGGCCTTTTTCATATTTTCTTCAATTGCTTTTTGTTTTGTTTCTTTCACTCTTTGTTCAAAATTTTGTTTAGCATTGGATTCATTCTTTTGTTTTTCGTGCATCAATTGATTCAACTCTTCTTCCATGTATTCTACGCGACCAGTTTTGTATGCTTCTGGATCCCAAGGCATCCACAAACCAACTGGACCAACAAATACATCATGGTTTGGATCAATTTCTCTTAATAATTTACATCTTATTTCAGCTTCTTCCATTGTTGGATAAACTCCTCTTATTTTTATACCCCTAGTACTTGTTTGAAAATTATGATTTATACCAAATAACTTGTCTAATTCTTCTTCATTGTTATCTAAAAATGTCTTGTAATCGTCTTCCATAGATGATTTTGCAAGCTCTTCTTTTTCTTCCTTTACAAATTCTTTGAAATCATTGGATACATCTTCAAATGATATATGATACTTGTATGAAATGAAATTTAGAAATTGTACAAATTTTTCCATGGATTTATTTACATCCCACTTTTTCAGGAATTCTTCAAAATAAAACAATTCTTTTTGTTTAATTATTTTTTCAGGTGAAACAAATGAAATACAAGTAAATTTTTGCCCAGCAATAGGTTTATCTTCTTCTAAAAGATCCACATATTTACTGTTTGAGATCCCTTGATTATCAAGTTTTCTCTCAAAACCACTTTTACTATTGTCAACTACTCCCGCGCGCACAGAATCCTTGTTTTTCCCTTTGGAATTGTTTTTACCAGCCATTTAATTTATAATGTTTAGCAAACTTTAAGTTTTTATATTAAAATATTATTTTTTTCTTTTTATTTAATATAATGACTGGTTTAATAAACGTCGGTGAATTGATCAAAAGAATCATTAAATATTTAGTAGAAGGTTTGATGGTAGCTATTGCTGCTTTTGCTATCCCAAAACGTTCTTTAAATATTGAAGAAATTATCCTAATTGCTTTAACTGCTGCTGCTACATTTAGTATTCTTGATACATATATTCCTAGCATGGGAGTAACTGCAAGATCCGGTGCTGGATTTGGTATTGGTGCTAACTTGGTAAGATTCCCAGGTGGATTCTAATCCACCTTTTCCACCTTTAGATTCCACCTTTAGATTCCACCTTTAGAAAAGGTGGAGCCAAACCAATGTTTCCCAAAGGTTGATCCAAATGTTTTGCTGTACTTTTTTGAAAAATGGTTTTTGAAAAGGTAAATTAAATAATTATAATTATATCATATAATATTATAATTATGCGTAGAACCGCAAGGAGAAATACAATGTACAAAAGAAAAAATAATACTAGTAAAAGAAGAAGAACATCCAGAAAAATTTACAGAAAGAGACATTCTAGAAAACATGGTTTGCGAGGTGGAAATTTTGGCGGACATTGTCCCGACCCAAATTTCTCAATCTATAATACTAATCTTTTGAAATTATTTCCTTATTCAACCTTTGGGAAAGGTTGATCAAAATTATTATAATATACATAAAATTATATTTGTATATTATATTATATAACAATGAAACTCAATAACTTTTTAAATTTAACTTATTTAAAAAGAAAAATAAAAGAATTAATTCGCCCA